CTATCCGTAGCTGACATCTAATTTCCTCTTATAACGTATTTATTCATAATAGTTATGTACGTATTTTATTTTTTAAGCAAGTAAGCCAATGTCTCTATCAAATTGTAGTGTCATAGCTTCAGCAATGCTGTATTTTAAATATATTAGAGTACATTCAATTTGTATACCGCTTTCGTATGTGTCAACAATGATATTATTAACAGAAACACGCGGATCATAGTTAACAATATCTTCTACATTTTCTATAATTGCAGCTTTTAGTCCTTCGGTCAGTGGGTCAAACAATGTGTCCCAAATAATAGTTCCAAATTCAGGATTCTCTAACTTTTCTCCTTGGCGTATATGAAAGTGATTTATTATATCTTGTTTAATAACAGCAAGATCATATAGTCTGTACCCTTCGTTTGCAGGGTTAACTGTGCTAATAGACCTATAAGCAGAACTTGAAGCTGGCTGTTTAGGTTTTTTAGAGCTCGATACCTTTACTCTTTTGTATATGTTTTTTTCTAATGTACTCATAGTAATATTTACCCTCTATGCATAACCGTCTGATTTAATAACGTTAACAGCCGCAAGTAATTGTGTTGGAGATATTCTTGACTTATTTCCAGCAACACCAGCATAATAACTTTCACCAGGATTAACAACTCGTTTTGCTGGCTTAGAATATGTTTTTTCAATTACTGGTAAACTTGCCCACTCTTGTGCCATTGATAAGCAGAATGATCTTCTAGATTTTGAACCAGACCTAAATGCATCAACCCCTCTACGCTGTAGCAACTTACGACACAATTTATCTTGGTTAGCAGGACTAAACAGCTCTGTTCTGCTTAATACTCCATCTCCGTCAATAAGACTTTTAAGAGTCTTATTAATTATTTGATATTTGCCGGCAGCACTACTAATTGAACCTGCATTTATTGATGCTGTTTGCCAATCTAAAACTTCTTGCACTGTTAGTTCTGAAAGCTGTTTTCCATAATACGATAATGGTGTTATGTTACTTCCGCCATAAGGAGTATTGTAACCTGCACCTTCAGCTGCTCCGATAATGTCTAATATATTTCCGTCGGCTCCAACAGTAGAGTATTTTTGTGCTAGTGCTTTATCATCGGCGCCACCGGCACCGGCAGTTCCTACACCACCATAAACTCTTTTAGTGCCGCTTGTATCTGCTACATTTGAGGAGTCCGATCTTGTGCCACCTGTAAAACTCTTTCTAAAAGTATCTACAGTATTAAGTAATGCAGCATTAGGTAATGAAACATCATTATTAATATCTGTTCTTTCACTTTTAAGCATTACAGGATCTAAATTTTCATGATGTGCATATGGCTCGTGACTTGGCATCCTTTTTACAAAAGTAATTACGTCTGATGGAACTATTGTTCCTGGGCTTGTTTTAGGTACAGTCCATGTAGGTAACGGTATTGCAGACACAGCGTCTGTTGCATCAGTAGCATCTGTACCTGCCGAAGATGCGCTGCTGTTTAAATTAATATCCGTGTCGCCGTCAATTTCAACGTTGCCGCCAGCGGCATTGATATTAATTGCTCCTGCTGTTGCTGTTAAGTATGATGCTTTTCCTACTAAGTTAAGAGTTTCTGTAGAATTAATAAGCATGTTTGTTCCAGCTTTTATATGTCCTTCTTCATCTGCTAATATGTATAAATTTGCATTTGTATGATGATGTATATCACCCGTAACTAATGTCTTTTGTATTCCGCCAATTTTAATATCTTGATCCTTAGCAACATCTACAAACATATTAGTTTCAGCTCTTAAAGTTGTATTAGTTTGGCTTTCTATTTTTACTTCACCGCCTGAAGCAAAATTATCATATCTACCACTGGCTCGCATGTTTACATTTCTGCCACCTTCGATGTTTACATCTCTATCTGCTGTAAGATTAATATCTGCATCACTATGAATAGATATACTATCTAATCCGTATACGTCTATTTTCCCGTCACTAGTTAATTCTACCCAAGCTGTGCCTCTACTGTTTGCAATATAGATAAAGTCTTCACTATTATGCATTAATATTTGATGCCCTGTTCTAGTTCTAAATCTTAACAGTTCGTTGTGAGGTATTGTACTTTGGCCAAAGTCTTCGCCAGCTTCAATATTAGCATATGCTGGAGGACCTGCTGATGCATGCGAAACTCTTAATAGTTTGTCATCACCGTCATCCATAACAAAACTCGAGCCGCCTAATCGATTTACAAAAGCAGAATGTTTAAGGCCTGCTTCTCCCTTTAATCCTTTAGGTGCACCTTGTCGTTTATCTACTGGTCCAGGTGTGCTTATTCCAAATACAGTACTCGGTACTTCTCGTCTTGCACTTGAAGAAGTTAGTCCTCTATTTTCGTCTCTAATTAATCCTTGTACTTCTAGTGTTTGTGTAAAATCTTTGTTGTATGGTTTAAGATATCTTGTTGGATCTCTGCCATTACCCTTTTCAACTTTTTTGTTATATTCGCCTGTTGGTAATTTAAGTCCTTGTACATTGTCAGGTGTTTGCGGAGTTGTAAGTGAAGTTGATGCACGGCCATCTGGAACCATAAAGTTCATAAACTTGTCCTGCACACACCCAATCCAAAAACCGTTAGCAATATCGCCTTCTGCAAAAGTTACTAATACTCTAGCACCTACATCAGGTGGAACAAACCACATACCATAACTTTTTTGTGTTGCTGCATATCCATCATTATTTGTTGTGTGCTGGGGATTAGTAACACCATAAAACGGTGATAGATATCTAACTTCAATTGATGTGCCTAATTTTTCAGGTAAACTGCCTGAAGAATTATTTCTTAAAATATCAACTTTTAATGTGCCCATGTAAGTAGTATCTAAATTGCTCACTACGATGGCTTCAAATGGTCCTGGTCCAATATCAAGTTTCTTTAAATTAGTTCTTTTACTTTTTGCCAATGTAAACTTCCATTAAATTGCTGTTGTGCCAGGATTGAATTGCTGAGTTTCTGGTTCTACTGTTACGTCTCGTGCTGTTGCTGTATTTACTTCATCTCCGAACTCGTTATAAGTAACCCCGGACGATAATTGTGTTACTGGTCTACTTGTTTCTACACCCTGAGCTGTGTAAAATGCAGATATTGCTTTTACCTTGTCACCTAGTTGTATATTGTATAGATTGTCAGTTGGGTCTGTAGGAAAGTATGGTCGTATACTTGATTCACCACGTACACTATTTTGAAATGCACTTTCGTATCCTGCATATTGGGTTGTTGTCATTGAACGTGTGCCACTAACTCTGTACCCGTCATCTAGTGCTGCTGTTTTTTGTTTAGGATCTTTTGTGTCAGTGCCGTCTGGTCTTGTTGGTCCAACAAATGGTGTTCCTCCAGGAATTAATCCGTTTGCCGGCCATTCAAACGAGCCTTGTTCAGCTTTTGCTGCACAAAAATGCATAGCATCTGTTGAACTGTTCCAGTTACCGCCCCATCCTAGTCCATACTTCTCACCTAGTGCTACCATAACTGATCCGGTTCCGTCTTCCGGCATGTCTGTAAAATCATCTGTAACTCTTCCGGTTTTCTTAATTTTTCTAAAAGGATTTTCTGCTGGGTTAATATCAATTGCAAGTCCACTAGCATGATAGCTAGGTCTTGATCCGCCTTCTATAGCTCTTGGCGCATACCCGCCTAATGATTTTATTTCGTAATTGTATTCTGTTTCTAATTCGTCAATTAATCCTTGGAAGTTTTTTGCAAACATTGCAGCAACCTGTGTTGTTTTTCCTGTTGATGTTCTAATTGTTGCCAACGGCCCATTAGTTCCTGTTGGAGGCACTACACCAATGTCTTGATTAGTAGTATCTTCTGAATAATCTGAACCAGGTTGTCCAGCAGGCCCTATGTCGTTAGGATTAAGACTTTCGCAACCTGGTTTTTCAACAAGTGCTTTAACTTTATTAATGCCTACTGTACTTTGATTTCTACGTCTTACTAGTTCTAAAGTTTGTGTAAATTTATTGTTGCTTATTTTTGATTGAACAGTTATTACCTGATATACTCCGCTGAAACTGTCTACAGCAAGAGTGTCTGCTCCTGAGAAAAACATTGTGCCGTCACTGTTATAATCAACTGGAGTTCTAAAGTTTACAATAATATCTATTTCATTCCTTTGGTGATCAACGCCGCCGCCAGCTGTTATATTTTTTGTGCCGCCTCGAGGTGCTGTATAATTTCCAATTCCGCTATCTGGTAAAAAGTAAGGATCTCCCCAAATCTCTAAATTTGCTGTAATCAAATCTACCGGACTGTTTATTAGCGCATTATGAAACATCTTAGCAAGCTCTTCGCCGTACTGTTTATTATAACTACCACCATTAAAATTGCCAGGCTTCATAACAGACCTTGATTTACCTTCTGGTATAACATTACCGTCTGTTGGTTTTCCTGTTGCAGGAGTTTGTGGTGTAATCGTAGTTTTTTCTCTATCATTAACTACAGCTGATGCGTTTAGTTGGCCCATATCCATTTGTATTGCTTGGTAAAATGCTGCATCGAATTTAATATCAAAGCCTAACACATCTTCATTTTTTCCACTGTAAATATAGTTGTATGTTTTTACACAATGTTTTGCTTTTTCAATTAAGCCAGGCCCTGCTTGGTTAGGCGCACTAAATCTACTTGCATCTACTTTATAAGGAACTACATCATACACATAAATTTTTGCTGGTTCGCCATTTGCACTTTCATATGCTTGGTCACTTATAATATAACACTGTGACTCAATTCTAAACCAACTAAGTTCACCTTTTTGGTCTGCTCTTTGTATTGCTGTTCTACCATATTCACTTACAATTACAAGTTCTTCAATTATCTTAGTAATCGGTGTTCCTTGATCAAACTTAAATGTTCTATTTTTATCGCTAATAGTAAGTTCTACACCATTACGCTTGTAAATATTTGTTTCTTTATCATATGCATATAATCCTAATCCAAAAGGATTGTCGCCGCCTTCTTTATAATCGGATATCATTTTACTGGCGCCGATCGCATTTAAATCAGTAATGCCAGATGATTTGAGCGTTTGAAGTAATGAACTATTAGTAGCGTCTACGCCAACACTGTTAAAGAATGATGTTAATCCATCTTCTTCAGGTACGTCTGCTGTTTGGCTTCCTTTACGAGATGCCCTTGCTTCTGAATCTGTCTGGGTTGCTTTATTAGTATCCGGGGGTACTAACATTGACTTCGTTATTGGAGGTGTACGCTTTGTAGGAAATCTAATAAGATAATAGTTAGTTGCCGGTTGACAAGTTTTTTTAGCAATTTCTTCTAGCTTAGAATTAATTATAGTTGATAATCCTTGTTCTCCTACTGAAAGTACATCAAGCAATGATTCACCTGTAAGACTTACAGGATCTGTTAGTTTTTGTACCTCTTCATCAAAGGATTGTTCGTTCCAAGGTATACATTCTACTTGATAAGTGCTTCCTCCACTTTCTACACTAAATTCAATATTAACTAATTTAAACGGAAATGATCTTTTGCTGTATGCAGCTGGCCTGCCGCCCGCGTCGTCAAATCCTACAAAGTCAAGTTCTAACAAATACGGTGCTTGTAAATAGTTTTCAAATCCTGCATCAAAAGCAGCACCCTGCAATGCTTGTAAAAATATTCCCATTGAGTAAGGTTCTTTTACTGAGAAACTAAAATTAATTGCTTGAGTAGCGCCTGTTCTACTATTGGATGCTAAAATAGCAGTCATATCAAAGTCATCTATGAAGTATTCTAAATTGCCCTTTTCTTCACCGGCACTATCATATGCTGTTTGTATACGCTTGTCGTCGATGCCGCCGCCGCCACTGTTTAATATAGTAAAGTCTGCACCGTTTTTAAGATATGTGTCAACAGGATTATTTGCACTATCTGCCGTTAACACTCCTAAAGAAAAAATGGCGTTAACACTATTAAATAATCTAAGTGGATTTTTAATTGTTATTCCCGGACCTTTAGGTTCCTTTTCGGGTTCGCTGTTTGATCCTTTTTGCGAACCAGGGTGACCATCTAATATCTTTTCTATATCTGTAAGTACGGATTGAAATTCAGCGTCAACAAGGCTATCAAGTTTATCACTTACAGCTGCGTTAAGATCGACATCAGTCATAACGCTGTTAGCTAAAGGAATTACTTGTTGTATAAGACTATCTGCTTTGCTTTGTAAACTTGCGCCGAGGCCATTTGCAAAGGCATTTAGACTTGGTGGATATATTGAAGACGAATCTACATTTACTAACTGTGGTATACTTCTACCTAAAGATGCAACTTTTTGTCCTAGACCTTGAATATCAGTTTTAGAAAAAGGATTTTCAAGAACACTTAATGCACCCGATGCATCATATACATTTGTTGCTATGTTTTTTATATCGCCAAACTGTGCCGAAGCATCAAAATTATCTAATCCTAAGTTGCTAGTAAGAGTTTTTGCTTTGTTTTCAATAATAGCTTTTGGATTAATGCTCATTTATATTCCCAATTTTCTTTTAAGTTTGGCCGGGTTCGGTAAAAATATAGTTGTTCCGGCAACCATATCAAATACCGGATCTTTAATTATATCCATATTTCTCTGTGCAAACACCCACCATAGTTTTGGTGTTCCATAAAGGTCATATGCCAATAAGTCTGGTCTATGAGTATATTGTGTTTCAATAGTGTAACTCGAATCGTCTGATGATTTAGGCACAGGTCTTATTCTAAGTATATCTAGTGCGCCGTTTCTAGTGTATGGTGTTTGCTTCCACGGACTTGATGATGTATAATTTGCCATTAAATAAAGCCCTCTGAGCCGCTAATGTAATCACCATTAACAAACTTTTGTAAATTAAATTCACTAGTTCTTCTTCTTGAAAAAGTAGGTTTAAGTGTTACAGATATTTGACTGTTTGTAGGCACCCATGAAGTTGCTCCTTCAATATCGGCGCCTTCTAGTGCTGTAGCAATATAATCAACATCTGCTGGAAGGTCTACTGTAAAGTTTGCTATAACTACAGGAACATTATTAAAGATATAATCTCCATATCCATTTAATCTTACCATGGGAGGCGGTGATCCAGCATTTGCTGATGTTTCTCCATAAAACATTTTTGTTACAGTACGCAAGTAATGTATAGCACCAATCCAATATTTTGCATCGTCTGGGCTTTCTACAGGAAACTCACCAGTAATTACAATGTCATCTGCTTGACTGTTTTCGTAAATTTGAAATGGGTAATTAGTATGCACAGGTTGCAACGTATTATAATTTGCACTATGACTTACAATTATTGTAGGAGTAATTGGAAAACAGAAGCCATTAGTTTTTATTAGCGGGGATAACAGTTTAGAATTATCTAGTGTTGGACTTGCAGGCAGACTAAGTTTTACACGCCAATCAGCATCTTTTGCAGATTGTGCAAACCCGGCGCCAACTTTGGAATCTACTTTGCCAGTTTCTGCACTTGGTAGATTAATACTTCTAGCTAACTTTGCAAACCCTAAGGCTCCAAATATTTCACTAGTTACATTTTTAATTGTACTATCTATAAAGCCTACACCAGTGTTTAAAGTATCACCAACAAATTTTTCAACTGATGCTTGAGCACCTGCGATTAGTGATGCTTGTGCTTTGTTTGCTTGTGTCTTTACAGCTTTTCCTACTGCGCCAAACGGATCTGTTGCCATTTCATATCTCCTATATGTATTATTTAGTTGACATAATTAAGTATGTAGTTTATAATAGTGTTAATTAACTTGGAGAATACCATTGAGAAAACGTAATTACCTTAATAATAAGGATATATTGTCAGAAATCCATAAATCTAAGAACACTTTTAATAGTTATGTGGAATCTTCATATCATCAGTACGATTTGATACTGTTAGATGTAGCTAAAATTAATAGGCTAACTATTGCAGAAGCAAAAAGAGCGAAGGCTAAGAGACTCAGCTCTGCTGAATACGAAAGACGAAAAATGGCCGGTGAAAAGGTCAAGCAAGCTGAATGCGAAACAGATTGGAAAAAGATAACAAAAGAAGAACTAATCTTCCGTGTTATGTCATTTGATCATATTCCAGAAGAACCTGGACGTAAGAAAAATCCTAAAACTATTGCAGACACAAAGACTAAACTTAATTTTCCACCATTTCACCATTATAAATTTAATGACGAAGGTGAGCTAATTTTAGTTGGTAAAAGTCATTGGGTTGGGGGTATGGACAACGGGCACTTTGACAAAACACATGGTAAGGCAACAAATACACTTGCTACTATGTGGTTAAAGTTAGTGGACCGTTATGCTACTCGAGGCAATGTACGTGGTTACACATACAATGACGAAATGAAGGGTCAAGCAATACTGCAATTAGCGCAGATTGGTTTACAATTTGACGAATCAAAGTCAAACAATCCGTTTGCATACTATACAGCAGCCGTTACTAACAGTTTCGTACGTGTTATTAATATAGAAAAACGTAATCAAAACATTAGAGACGACATTTTAGAAATGAACGATCTTAATCCTTCTTACACAAGACAAGCACAAGGTGAATGGGAAGCAGCTGTAAAACGTAACGAACAAGCACCTATTACAATCTTTAAAGATAAAAAACCGGTTGACAACAGCTAATTGTTTCGCTATAATATTAATATAAGAGCCTAATGGAGGACTGACTTTGTTTAAGAAAGCCGCTGTCTTTACCGATATTCACTTCGGTTTAAAAAGCAATTCGCGTGTTCATAATGACGACTGTGAAGAATTTATTGATTGGTATATAGAACAAGCACAAGCTGCCGGTTGTGAAACTGGTATCTTCTGCGGAGACTGGCATCACAACAGAAATAGCCTTAACCTTACAACTATGGATGCAACTATTAGATCCATGGAAAAATTAGGTAATGCATTTGAAAAGTTTTATTTCTTTGATGGTAATCATGATTTATACTACAAAGACAAAAGAGATGTAAATTCAACAGCATTTGCAAAACACATTCCCGGAATTACGTTTGTTGACGAAATGATGGTTGAAGAAGATGTTGCACTTGTTCCTTGGTTAGTAGGCGATGAATGGAAGAAAATACAAAAGTGTAAAGCAAAGTATATGTTTGGTCACTTTGAACTTCCTAGTTTTTATATGAACGCAATGGTTAAGATGCCCGATCACGGAGGCGATCTTAACAAACAACATTTTGCAAATCAAGATTATGTGTTTAGTGGACACTTT